CGAGGATATTGTCGGTGTCGCCGCTCGCCGATGCGTCCTCGGCAATCCCGCCAAAAAGCTGCATTCCCACGTTTCGGCAGTTTTTCGCCGAGCTACCCTCGGAGCCTTGCGGAAACTTAAGGCTCGGAGTAGTCGCATAGCCGCCTTCAATAAAAACGAAGTCGCCTTTCTCGACTACCGTCGCACTGGCAATCGGCACTTCGATAAGCATCCGGCAACCTTTACGGTATCTGTTCGCATTACCCATCTTCAAACTCCCTTCAGAAGTTCACAAAAAATTGTCAATTACGTCTATCGCTATAGCCTTGCTCGGCTTATGCTTCTATCAGAGTAGGCTTCCGCCCTTCAGCCCGCGTGCAACCGTCGCCGCGTCCTGTTTGCCCTCTTTCACTTCCCGCTTCTTCTCGACGTTGTTCTTAACGCCCTTCTCACCGCTCAGAACCGTCATGCGGTCTGCGATAAGCTCGTCGATCTTCTCCTCCAGCTTCTCGCCGTCCTTGACCTCGATCTTGAGCAACTGCTCGCGGAAAATGTCCGTCTTGGCTTCCTTGGGCAACTCGCTATCGTCCAAAGCCTTATCGACAATGGCCTCTTTCGCCCGCAGAGCCTCGGAAACCTGCATCTCGTCCACTTTGGCCTTCAGGGCGTCGTTTTCCTCAGTGAGCTTCTTAATCTCATCGTCCCGAGACGCCTTGCCCTCGTAAATCAACTTTTCAACCAAATCAGTCCGGCTTTCTTTCAACCCGACCATTGTGACATCTTTGTAATCCATGCTTTGTTCTCCTTCTTCTGGATTTTCATTCTCAAACATTCCGTTCGTTGTGGCCGGATTCGCCACCAAATCGACCGAATACACCTCGTCGATGTTCTCGACTATTTCAACCTTGCCCTCTTTTCTTATCTGTCCGCTTGCACAGTGGCTCAGCCCCGCGATCTCCGGCATACTCTCGGCCACCGCCACAAATTTCTTCGCAACCACATCACCGCCCAAGCCGTGAAAATCGCCCCGCACCTTCCCCCCTTCGTACCGGACATTGACGTATTTCCCCGCCAACTTCATCACGTCCCTTATGCCCTCTTTTTCCTCCGCCTTAGTCGGATGGTTCACGAACGCCTGCACATTCTCGTACAGCCCCACCGCCTTCTTCATGCACTCAGGCGTGTATATGCGGTTGTTCCTGCTCTCCGCCCCCAACAGCACAACACCGCGAATCACCGGCTTATCGTCCTCGAAAACAGCTTCCTTGAAACTGATCTTGCACGTTATCCTATTCATTTTGGCTCCACAAAAAAAGGCGGCGGATTATCTGGCAGAAACTCAACTGCCGAATAACCAACCGCCTCAATAGGTCACTGGTTTCTATGCTAGAAGGGTGTCAAAACTTCCTCCCGACTAACAAGACGGGCCTGCTTGACCACGCCCTGCGATACTGTAAATCGGATTTCTAAAGAGCCATACTGTAACTCCATAGCACGCTGTTTTATTTGGCGTGCGAACACGTCCATCAAATCAACTTTCTCCTTCTGTGTCAAAGGCTTGGCGCAAACTCAAGCTGCTCATCCGGCACGGTCACGAACACCGGCGTCGCATAGCACATACAATTCGGGTGATAGGGTATCATCGGGGGACTATCTTTCGGGAAAAACTTCCCATCGACCGAAGCATCGTACTCAGCCGGATTGTCGCTGCCAACGTGACTGATAAAGCCTTTGAGCCATTTCTTCCGCTTAACATACCGCACCGTGCCCTCGTTGTACGCCCTCGCCATTTCTGTACGGGCAACTCTCCGGGCGTTCTGATACGCCGACCGATAGACACCCCGGCCCGGATGATAAGCTCTGGCCGGTTTGCTCAAAACGAGCCTGCCGTCCTTGCGCACCCGGTGAAATCTCGCGTATGGATTGCGTAGAAACAGCTTTGTGTCGGAAGCCAGCTTATTCGGGCTTTCGCCCAACAGCACCGCAGTATTGACCCTATTGCGTATCCGTTTCTCAGCGTCCCACGATATATCCCACACCCTCTGACTGAGCGTTATCTGCCCGTACTGCGTTCTCATCAAGGCGTCCATAGCGTCCGTGTTCACCCTTGCCCACGTTGAATTCTTGTACAGTTCGCGCTTCACGTCATACGTCCTGATCTTGCCGTCCGCCCCGATAAAGCTGCTGCCGATAGCCAACTGAGCATGGGGCGGCAAACTCACAGAAGCGTTACTCAGCCCGTAGATTTGGGTCTGCATGCCGAAGTTTACGCTCTGTGTCATAGCCCCCTTAATCTGGCTCTGAAGTCTGGGCCTAAGCTCTCGTAGCACCCCTCGAATACTATCTGGATGCGGATTATTCATTACCCCAAGAAGGGTAACCAATCTAGAGGGCGGTATCTTGCCTTTTCGCGCATACTTCTGGATTCTGTCCTGAATCCTGTTAGCCGCATCTTCGAACAGGGCGTATATCTGACGCTCCTGCTTTACCGTGTAATGCAGCCAATCTTTCCGAGCGGCAAGCACCGCCTTCTGGATTGTCCTTTGTGCATCGGTCATTTTTTCAGGCTTGCAAGATACTCCTCCGGCAATCCGTCGCCGAGAAGGTCAAGCTGTATCCCGTCACTGGCTATCCGGTGATAGCCGATCTCGTTGTGGAGAATGTGATTGCCCTCAGCGTCCACCCCGTGATAGACGCAACCGGCTTTGACGTGACGGTGTGCAATGCCGGGAATACCCGTAAGGTCCATTTCCGGCTCCGGCTTCGGGCCTTCTTCTGGCTCCGGCTTCGGGCCTTCTTCTGGCTCAGTTCCGTTAGAGTCATCGTTTGGCGTCTCTGTGTCGGCCTCTGAGCCTTCGTTTTCTTCGAGCGGGGTGTTTGGGTTAGGCTGTTCGGGGTTTTCGCCTTGCTGCCCGTCAGCCTCAGCCTTACCCTGCAATACAGCCAACTCCGTTAGCTCATCTTCGTTGGCGTTGCTTCTCGGTTGCCCGTCTTGCTTCAGGCACTTCTTCGTCAGTTCTTCAAGTCTGCTCTTTTCTTCGTCTGTCATTGTCTTCAGGCTCCTTATTCTTAGGATTCTCATTCGGATTGGGATTCTCGCCGGGCATACCGTACCCGTCCATTTTCTTTATACGTTCATCTTCTTCCTCGTCCTCTTTCTTGATCTGCGCCTGCTCGTCCTCGTAATCGTAACCGAGCTTAGTGCTCAACGTCTTATTGCTTGCCCACCGATTCTCTTTGTGAATTTGATACGCTTCGGTGTCCGCCTTGACGTCTCGATGCACCATAGTCGCGAAGTTAGCAACCGCTTTCAGGCTCGTGCCTTCCGGCAGCTTACCCGCCGATATTGCAAGCTCGAATATCTTTTTCAGCACCTCTTGAAACATCCCCTCGACTTCATCCTGCCAACTCTCGATAGTCTTGACCATCGGCGATTCGGCAACCAGGCTCGATGCGAAGCTCTGGTTGGAATAGTCACCCGTCACCACACCCTCAACCAACCCCGTACCCTTGCAAATCATCCTCTCGATAGCCCGGCCATCCGCAGCCGTATCGGTTGCGTTCAGGTCCAGGCTCTTAAAGTCATAATCCACTCCCTGAGCGATCACGGCAGACCCCGGTTTCGGGATTTTCGTATTGGGCGTCTTGCCGCTCGGCGTTGTTGTTTCGTCGCTGAAATTGCTGCTCTTGAACGTGGCCGGCGTTACGCCCTCCGGCTTGATTATCAGGTTGAACAGATTCCGCAGCCGATTCAGCCTCACCCTGTCGCCCAACCACCGCTCGTATTGCTTGATATACTTGGCAACTCCGATCAGAAACGGCACACCCCGCTTTTCATTCGAATCGCAGAGAATCTTCCAATGGACGATCTCCTCAGCCGGTATCGTTTCATGGTACTCCACCTGCCCCCTGAAGAACGTCCGGCGATAGCTGATAACCTTCTCCACGTCGTTAGGGTCAACCTCAATCCCGTAACTGTGCTTGTTCTGGTAGTCGGTGATTTCGTCCGGCTCAATAAACCGTATCTCCCCGCCGTCCTGCGCCTCAAAGAATCGAATAAACACCTCTCCGTCCCGGAATATCCTACGCACCGCCTCTTTCGCCCGCTTATCCCACTTGTTCTTATCGACCCAACCCTCGTCACCTGTCGGCTTTCCGCCTTGTGATTTCTTCCCCGCCCAATACTCTAACGCCTTCTCGTCCTCCGGGACCATCGTTGCATGACGCCCCACCACAAACAGCACCATATCCTCAATAATCCCCCTGGCGGACGGATTCGTGTAATAGAGCTTTTTGACGTTCTCCCTGAGCGTCTGCAAATCTTCTTCGGTATATGTCTCGTACTTTTCGCCGAGATTATACCACTCGTTCTCATCGTCATCCTGAGCCCACTCCGGCACGCTCTCCAACAGCTTAACTATAGCCCGTGTCTTGTACAGCTCCGCAAGCTGTTTCGCCCTCTTTGCCGCAAGCCCCGGCATGATAAATTCAAGCATCTTACCCATTGTGTTTGCCTCTGAAATAACCAATCAGCACCTTACTCGGTGCTATGCGGGCGACTCAGTTAGACCGCCACAACGGGCAGTTACCTATCTTCTCCCACCACGAAATTCGCCTCCTCCAGGTCTTTTCTCAAAGCCTCGCTGAATTTGCAGCGGGTAATTTCAAACGTAACCTCAACGCTGCCGTCATAGAAGTCCGGGCAGTGGCTGGTCTCGGTAACCCCCTGGTCGAAGTTCCGAAAAAACGTCTCAACGATAACCGGATTCGTAATGCCGTGCATTTTGAAATGGATTTTGCCCCGCGTCTCCTGCTGTGCCGGTTGCTTTTTTGGCGCCTTGGCATCGTTCGCTTGCCGCAACTCCTTCAGCATTGCCGTAACGAAAGCCTTCCCTGCACCATAAGCGTAGGCCCCAATGACCACCAAAAAACAAATTCCAAGAACCTCAAGCATATTGACCCAGTTCCAATAACTTCGGCTCTACATACTCGCCTAACATGCGATACGCCCCGGAGGTCCAATCGACCTGGTCATCGTGCGAATCGCCTTGACCCGTAAATTCTACCAATTCGTCTATGTAGTTGTCAACCCCCTTGCCCCGGACGATGAAAAACTTACCCGCCTCGCATCGAGCTACCCAGGGCAACGCCCTTGTCAGCTTGTCGGTGTCCTCATTGTAGGCGAACAGCGGTATTCGAGACGCTTCCGCCGTTGCTATCAAGTCCTGAAAAAAGCCTTTTTGTGTGCCGCACGTCTCGATTCCAACGGGTATTTTCTCGGATTTTCCTACGTTGATAATCGCTTTTCGAGCTTCCGGCCACTCCATACGCTCACGGATGAAGCTGCGAACGTAGATATTGCCAAACTGATCTTGAGCCATTTTTCCGCTCGCCGTATAGTCGGCACTCGTCTTTTTCGATACGGCCAGATCGTAATACCGCACCCAAAACAGACCGCCCGGCACTTGGTCCGGCTCAATCACCTTCAGCCATTCCCGCTTGATAACCGCTCCGCCTGCAGGAGTAGGCCGCTGCTGATACAGGCCCGCCCACTCGTACTTTGTCAAGGTCGCCCGAATCCGCCGCAACTCCTTCAAGTCCACCTTGCCCGGCCATAGCGGATCTCCCGGCTTTCGCGGGTCTTTCGGGTGTGTGTACTCGGTTTGCTCGAACACCCCCGGAAAGACGATGATTTTCCATTTATCCGCCTCCGGGTCGTCTTGCATTTTCTTGATAGCCCAACCCGCCAAATCATCTGTGTGCCATCGCGTCATAAGGAGCAGAATCCGACCGCCTTTTTCCATACGGGTACGGAAAACGCTCGTGTACCACTCGATGCACGTCTGCCTCACCGTCTCGCTCTCGGCGTCTTTGCGGTCTTTTACCGGGTCGTCAATAATCCCGTAATGACCGCCCCGGCCCGTCAAGCCGCCGCCGATGCCCGCCGCTCGATAGTGCCCCTTGTAGTGCATTACCGTAAATTCCTCCGCCCGCCTGATCGCCGTTTCGTCCTGCCGGTTGCCCCTTGTACTCAAAGCCGTCTCGGGGAAAATCTGCCGGTACTCCGGGCTAATCATAATCCTCTGGCAATCCCGACTCATGGCGTTTATGAGGTCGCCGGAATAGGACGCGGCGATGATATGTGCATCCGGGTTTTGCCCGAAAATATACGCAGGCAAGTGTCTCGAACAAATCTCCGATTTCCCGTGTCTTGGCGGCATGGACAGCATGAGATTGTACGATTCTGCGGACTTTAGCCACTGGTCGATCTCATCACAGACCAGCACGTGATGCCAATTAGTCTCATACCCCCCCGGAAAAGTCGCCTGTATAAACGGCAGCAGCCCCCGGCGTGCCAATTCGATCTCAGCAGCTTTTTCTCTCGCCCTCAATTCGGCCTTAATCGCCTCAACCGTTATCATTGGCCGGTAACGCTCCCCGTATCTCTTTTAGCATCGCCATAAGCTCCTCAGTAGTCTTATCTCTCAGGCTCTCGCCCTCTGCCGTGATCTCTGTATGGCTGTCCGGCCTGCCCATGAGCAGTAATTCAAGCCTTATCAGCTTCTCCAAGGCGGCCACAGGAGCCTTTGTCTTGACGCCCTTTTTCTGCTTATTGATTTCTTCCAGCACGCGGCCTTTTGCCCAACGAACTATTTGCAAGTTCTTCGCAAGCTCCGTAGCCGCCTTAGAATCCGCCTTTGCCTCTGCTTTCTTGCGGATTTCCTTCAGCCGCTCATCCCATTTTTCACGCAGCCGGTACTTTCGCACCGTAGTATGCGAAACCCCGCATTTCCTGGAAACATGGCGGACAGTCTGCTTCTCCTGAAAAGCACGAAACAGAGCGGCCCTTTTTTTTGTCGATAACGGCTCAGCCATTGCTATCTCAAACGTACTTAAACTCAATTCTGTTGATCTTGGCAAGCGGCCCCACGTTGTAGTGCCTGCATATCATTACTGCAAACTCAAACGGCGTCATTTTCGGGAAACCTTCACGCCGACAATCATCCTCGGTGATGTCTCGTACACGTTCGGCTCTTGTCGAAACCACTTCAATTACACACAACCTTTTGAGCTTTTCACCTTTTTTCAGCCCTCTCGCCTTCTCGACCGCCTGTATTCTATCGCCGGGCCTCAGAAACCACCAGCCAAGCCGCCGCGTTACAGTCT